CGATTCCGGGTCCCCGGCTCCGGGTCCCCCGGCCAATAGAGGCTAATCGGCGCCAGCGATCCGACCGCAGCGGCCCGCGATCCGTCGCGCACGGCGCGCGCGTGGCAGACGTGTACATGTGCAGGTTTCACGCAAACAATTCACAATAAAAACCAACGAAGTTTCATAAACCTTTAACTGTGATAAAAAAGTGCTATATTTGCGTCCCAAGTCAGTTAGGTATGAGATTTGGCGCATGGCTAAAGAGGCAGGAAAAGTAGAAACGCGGGGCCGCCCGCGAGTAACGGAAGATAGTCGGCTAACCGGGAAGCAAGTGAAGTTTGTCGAGTTGGTTGCGACGCGAGAGGGGCAGGATACGCTCCGTAATCTGGCCGCAGAGGCGGGATTCAGTGTCAAAGGTGCGCACACCCGTGCGTATGAGATGTTAAATCCTAATAAATCCCCGCATATCGCAAAGGCGCTCCGTGAGCGGCGGCGCGAGTTAGCGGAAAAATACGAAGTCAACTACTCGCGACACATAAGAGATCTGCAGAGGATACGTGACGAGGCTTTGGAAGCCGGTGCGTACAGTGCTGCGGTACAGGCTGAGAAGGCGCGGGGCTTGGCCCAAGGGGACATATACGTCAACAAGAGTGAAGTTCGTCATGGGTCGATAGACCAGATGTCGAAAGAAGAGGTTGTTAAGGCGTTGAACGAGTTGAAGGCTCAGTTGGGTGAAAAGGTAGTTAATGTCGAAGCAGACAGAGTCGAACTTCTGGAAGACGCTAAAGTCCAACATTGAGAAGCTGGACTCGGACGTTGTGCTGACGCGTATTGAGAACAGTCAGACGCCGGGTATCCCGGATTTGTTGTTGATGGACCGTGAGAAGCGGCTGCATATGATTGAGCTCAAGGTCGCGAAGGGTAATCAGGTGAACTTGTCTCCGTTTCAGGTGAGCTTTGCGGTTCGGCATCGGGGCAGTAATTGTTGGGTCTTGGTCCAACGGTGGCGGCCCTCGGGCCGTGATCCGGAGTGTTTGTTGTATTCATCGGAGCAGGTGATGGATGTATCGTCGAGGGGGATGAAAGAAGTGGTTCCGTGTCTTAATTTTCCGTGCTCTGGGGGCTATAGTCCTCTTGTTGAGTATTTAAGTCAGGGACCCCTTTGAGCCTCAGTTTAGATTCGACCAGTGATGTACAGAAATTACGTTTGGAGTTGCGTCTAAAGCAGCTTGAGCGTGTTGAATCCTGTCAAAATAATTTTTTACCGTTTGTAAATTCTATGTGGCCGCAGTTTATTGCGGGTCGGCATCATCATTTGATTGCTGAGAAGTTGGAAGAGATTGCGAATGGGACGTTGAAGCGGTTGATTATCAACATGCCGCCGCGTCATACGAAGAGTGAGTTTGCGTCGTTTTTGTTCCCGGCGTGGATGATTGGTCGTAATCCGTCGATGAAGATCATACAGGCGACGCACACGACTGAGTTGGCGGTGAACTTTGGCAGGAAGGTTAAAAATCTGCTGGAGCAGGACGATTATCAGGAGATTTTTGATAATACGGTGTTGTCGGTGGACAGTAAGGCGTCGGGTCGGTGGGACACGAAGTCTGGGGGTATGTATTACGCGGTTGGTGTGGGATCGAACTTAGCGGGCCGTGGTGGTGATTTGATTATTATTGACGACCCGCACTCGGAGCAGACGGCGATGTCAGCGAGCGGGTTTGAGAATGCGTGGGAGTGGTACACGGCGGGTCCCCGGCAGCGTTTACAGCCGGGTGGTGCGATCGTTCTGGTACAGACGCGGTGGTCAGAGAAGGACATGACGGGCAATTTGATCCGTCAAATGACTAAAGACCCCAATGCAGATCAGTGGGAAGTAGTGGAGTTGCCTGCTATTTTGCCGTCTGGGGAGCCTACGTGGCCTGAGTTTTGGAAGAAAGAGGAGTTGCAGTCGGTAAAGGCGTCGATTCCCCCGTATCAGTGGAACGCGCAGTATCAGCAGTCGCCGACGTCCGAGACGCTGGCTATTTTAAAGCGGGAGTGGTGGCGTTTTTGGGAAGGGGCGTCGATTCCGAACTTGCAGTATGTGATTCAAAGTTACGACACGGCGTTTTCAAAGCGCGAGACTGCGGACTACAGTGCGATCACTACGTGGGGGGTATTTTACCCAGAGGAGGTTGGGGGCCCCGCGAACCTTATATTGCTGGATGCGAAGAAAGGGCGGTGGGATTTCCCTGAGTTGAAAGAGGTTGCGTTAGAGCAGTACAAGTATTGGGAGCCCGAGACGGTAATAATTGAGGCAAAAGCCACAGGGACCCCTTTGACTCACGAACTGAGGCAGGTGGGGATACCGGTTGTAAATTTCACACCTAGCCGTGGAAATGACAAGTTATCAAGAGTACATTCTATCTCTCCGCTATTTGAAGCGGGGATGATTTGGGCTCCGGATGAGAGTTGGGCGCACGAGGTGATGGAAGAGTGTGCGGCGTTCCCGAACGGGACTCACGATGACTTGGTGGACAGCACGACGCAGGCGTTGATGCGATATCGCCAAGGAAACTTCGTAAGCTTGCCTAATGACGATTGGGAAGAGGGCTACGAGTCGAGTCAATTAATTTCAGCGGCAAACTACTATGGCTGAACGTACACAAGCGGAAATACTGGCAGATCTGGAACGGGCTTTGGCGCGACAAGACGCCGATCGTGAACTGTTTGAACGACCAGAACCTGTTGAACGTGAGTTCGCGTATGGCATACCGGGTGTTCAAGAGGAGGGTACGTTACCTTCTCAGTTACTTAGTTACTTAGTTCCTGCTCGCACAGAGGTTCTCCAACCTCCGGTCACCGAGTTTGGCGAGCCAAGAACTCAACTTAACCCCGTTACGAACCAACTTGAGCAAGTCGCAGATCGAACGATCACCCCCGGTGTGTACGGCGAAACCGAGTTTGGTTTGCAATATACCCCCATCGCTCGCGGCATCGGCTCAATGGTCGACTATGGTCAAAAGCTTATAGACAGCCCTGAAGCTCGATCAGAGGCGGCGGACGCTGTTTCACGGCTCCCGGAACAAATGAAACGACAGTTGTACGGCGGCAAGGATGCTTTTGAACGTGGACAGATGGAAACTGTCGATCTAGAAACTGGGGAGACGTTTTCTGGTATTGAACCCCTTTTCGCTGCAACTGCACCATTGGGCGTGGGCCGTGTTGCTACCGGAGCACCTCCGGGCACTTCTTTGGGTATTTTAGGTGGCGGCAGTGGAAAATCCGGCAAAAAAATAGAACAAGCCGTAGAAAACTTAGAAAAACAAAATTTGACCCAGCAGCAAGCTTGGGACGTTCAAGCGGGATCAAACCTAAAAGGCTTTCGTTCAACAGCAGATGGATTAGTCCGTTACGAAATACCCATGCAAAACGCTCGCTTGCGCACCGCGACAGTTGCCGAGGACGATTCAAACAAACCCGGATTTATCAGGTCGATTCTAGATAAATACGACGAGTACCGTAGAACAGGGGACGACAAACGTTTACGCGGTCAGTTAGGTTTACGAGTAATACCTAGCAAGCTCAAGCTTCAAACGCGAGGCAGGCGAGCGGACAGGTTCGGTATACCAGACGAATTTGGTGAGAACGAAAAAACTTTAAACAAGCTTGGATATTCACGGAAAGACTCCTTTATCAGGGGGGACTTCAAACCTGTTCCAGATCTTTTTTTAGAAGACATCTTAGATTTCCCAGATCTTTTTTCTGAATATCCGGCTCTCGCGAAAATAAAAGTAGAGAGACAAAACCCTTTATCAGGCATGTTTGTTAGGGGTTCTTACAATCCGGAAACAAACACGATTGGCATCGCACAAGTACCCAACACGGTCGAGGGTAGGCAAGAGTTTATGTCCACCCTTATGCACGAAATCCAACATGTCGTGCAAAACTTAGAGGGTCGCACATCCGGAGCAAATCCCAATCAGTTTTTGCCTGCCGATTACGAGGGAAGAAGAAAAGCGTATAGAGAAACGTCTCGGGCCTTGCAAGACGAATTGCAAGCAGATTTCGATGAACTTGGCATTGTTGACGCCGGTTTGCGCGTTGATGAAATAAAAATAGAAAAGTTTGGTGATTTCAAATTACCGGAGAAAAGCCCAGATTTTGAGGGTTCCGAGGAATACGCACAGGTTGCCAAAAAGATAGACGTTTTAGAGGATAACATTGTTACCTACCTAGAGCGCCGCTCGAAAGAAGTTATGGAGGTGGCGCAAGGGATCGAACCGCCAGTGATAGCCAGAAGACGCCGGTTAGAGAAACTAGAAAATACTT